ATCTCATCCGGACAAAATACCTACCCTAGACATAGTTCAAATGGAGTTCAAATGGCTGGAGTGAAGGGGCGCAGCGGCGGAGCCCGGCCCAACTCAGGGCCAAAGCCGAAAGAGCCGGTACTGTTGAACCTTGGCGTCACCTATGACGACCCGGAGAAGTTCCTCAAGGCGGTCATGAACGACTCCGAAACAGATATCAAGCTACGCGCTGATGCGGCAAAGGCGTTGCTATCTGCCAAGGTTCGCCGCGCCGAGAATGGCGGCAAGAAAGAGGCCAAACAAGAGGCGGCAAAACAAGTCGCCAGCAAGTTTGCACAAACTACCCCGCCTAAACTGGTTGCATCCGGCGGCAAGAAGGTTTGATGCCAGAGTGGTCTACATCATGCCCAGACTGGGCGGATCGACTGCGCGCCGGCAAAACGATAATCCCGCCGCCGATATTCCCGGATCAGGCAGAGCATGCGCTTAACATCTTCAAGGAATTGAAGATCGTAGACGCACCCGGAAGCCCGACATTCGGTGAATCGTGCGCGGAATGGGTGTTCGATCTGGTTCGATCGATCTTCGGTGCGTATGACGCGGATAGCGGACGTCGGCTGATAACCGAGTGGTTCATTCTCATACCAAAGAAGAACAGCAAGAGCACGATTGCTGCCGGAATCATGATGACTGCGGTCATTCTGAATTGGCGGCAATCGGCTGAGTTCTCGGTACTTGCCCCGACTGTCGAGGTTGCGAATAACGCCTTTGCCCCGGCGCGGGACATGGTGCAAAAGGATGAAGAACTTGATGTCCTGATGCACGTTCAGACTCACATCAAGACCATCACGCACCGGGAAAGCGGCGCGGCGCTGAAAGTGCTGGCGGCTGACCAGAACACAGTCGGCGGGAAAAAGTCTGTCGGCACCCTGGTGGACGAGCTTCACCTGTTCGGCAAGATGGCGAGCGCGGAAAACATGTTCCGCGAGGCGCTTGGTGGTCTGGCTTCACGGCCAGAAGGATTTGTAATCTGGCTCACCACGCAGTCAGACGAACCGCCGGCCGGCGTATTCAAGCAAAAGATGCAATATGCCCGCGATGTACGCGACGGGAAGATTGTAGACCCAGGCTTTGTTCCAATCATCTTCGAGCATCCGCCGGAGATGGTCGCCAGCAAGCAGCACTTGCTACTTGAAAACTTGGCGATGGTTAACCCGAACATGGGGTATTCCGTCGATCAAGCATTCCTTGAGAGAGAGTTTAAGAAAGCCGAACTTGGCGGTCCTGAGTCATTCCGTGGCTTCATGGCCAAGCACGGCAACGTAGAAATCGGCATGGCACTGCGCTCTGATCGCTGGGCTGGCGCTGATTTCTGGGAGCGACAAGGGACAATCGCCGGCCTAACGCTGGATCAACTTATCCAGCGATCCGAAGTTATCGCCATCGGCATCGACGGCGGCGGTCTGGATGACTTGCTTGGCCTGGCTGCGGTTGGCAGAGACCGCGATACCAGGCAATGGTTGGCATGGACACACGCATGGGCGCATCCATCAGTGCTGGAGCGCAGAAAACAAGATGCGTCACGCTTCCATGACTTCGCCAAAGACGGCGACCTGACTTTAGTAATAAACATCGGCGAAGACGTTGCAGACGTGGCTGACATTGTGTCGACCGTCTACGAGTCTGGCCTGCTCGACAAGGTAGGCGTTGACCCGTCTGGCATCGGCGCGATTCTTGAAGCGTTGAGCGAGGCGGGAATACCGGAAGACAAGGTAATCGGCATTTCGCAGGGTTGGAAAATGACCGGCGCCATCAAAACAGCGGAGCGCAAGCTGGCCGAAGGCGTGATGGTTCACGGCGGACAGCCGTTGATGAACTGGTGCGTTGGCAACGCGAAAGTAGAGCCACGCGGCAACGCCGTCATCATCACCAAGCAGGCAGCAGGATCAGCAAAAATTGACCCGCTGATGGCGCTATTCAACGCCGTCACGCTGCTTTCGCTGAACCCTGAAACGCAGAACATTAACGATTTTCTCAATGCACCAATATCTGGATAACCCATGAATAGACTTGTCTCATCATTGCTCGGCTGGTTTGGCTGGGGCGGTGCGCTGGGCGAGCAGTCCGGCAGACAAGTCAGCGGGGCCAGTGGTTCGTTGATTCCAGGCACGCACGCACTAGCACCAGACGGCGCACTGCAGTTATCGACCGTTTGGGCATGCGTCAGCCTGATTGCAAACATTATCGCCAGCCTGCCGCTGTTCGTGTACACGCAAAACAAAGGCAAGCGCGATCTGGCGCGGGATGTGCTGTTGTGGCAAGTGCTGCACGATTCGCCAAACTCGCGCATGACGCCAATGGAGTTTTGGGTAGCCATGCTGCTCAATTTGCTATTGCGCGGAAACGCCTACGCTCGGATTGATCGCAGTGCAAGCGGTGAAGCCATCGCCCTCTGGCCTATGCCATCGGATCAAGTAGAGCCGTGGATGCTGCCGGATGGCACGCTAGTCTACAAATACACCGTCGGCAGTAATGTCGCCGTTCTGTCGTCTGAAAATGTGCTGCACATTAAAGGCATGGGCAACGGCACCACCGGTCTGGATCGCCTGGATTACATGCGCGCCAGCACTGCCGAAGCAGCAAACGCACAAGGCGCAGCCAGCACCCTGTTTGCCAATCACGGCAAGCCAAGCGGCGTACTGATGATTGACAAGGTGCTCAACGCGCAACAACGCGCAGCAGTGCGCCAAAACTTTATCGACATGGCAGAAGGCGGCACCAGCCGGCTTTTCCTACTTGAAGCTGACACAAAATATCAGCAGCTCAACCTCACCCCTGCAGATCAGCAGCTATTAGAGACGCGCCGCTTCACGGTCGAAGAGTTGTGCCGCTGGTTCGGCGTGCCGCCAGTGCTGGTCGGGCATAGCAATGTCACCGCCTGGGGATCTGGCATCGAGCAGCTAATCGACGGCTTCCACAAGCTGGTTATCGGCCCGCTGGTGGTCAACCTGCAGCAGGCCATCGCCAAACGGGTGTTGACGCCGGCTCAGCGGGTGCGCTTCACGGTGGAATTCAGTCTTGATTCTCTGCTGCGCGCCAGTCTCAAAGACCGCATGGAGATTTACGCCAAAGCGGTGCAAAACGGCCTCAAAACCCGCAACGAATGCCGACAACTCGAAAACGACCCCGCTATTGCTGGCGGCGATGAGCTGACAGCGCAAAGCAATCTAGCGCCGCTGCATATGCTCGGAAAAATGAACCAAACAGGAGGCGGCAATGCTGCTCAAGAAAACGTTACAGCTCAGTGACTGTGACATCAAATTCGATGGCGAAAGCGGGAAATTCTCCGGTTATGCCAGCGTTTTCGGTGGCACAGACAGCTACGGCGACACCATCTTGCGCGGGGCTTTCGACTACACGCTACGCAATAACGGCAAGCCAAAGATGTTCTACGGCCACCAGTGGGATATGCCCATCGGCAAGTGGATCAAAGCCAAAGAAGATGATCACGGCCTGTTTGTTGAAGGCGAATTAACGCCAGGCCTGAGCAAAGCCGCCGACGTCCACGCCGCACTCAAGCACGGCACGCTCGACGGCCTCAGCATCGGCGGCTATCTGAAAAAAGGCGACTGGGAAGAAAGCGCAGATGGCGGGCGCATCGTCCGCAAATGGTCCAGCCTGGTGGAAGTCTCGCCGGTGGTATTCCCTGCCGACAGCGCCGCGCGCATTGATCTGGGCAGCGTTAAAAGCGCCGAACTGGAAGAGTCAATCGCCGAGCTGGAAACAATACGAGATTTTGAGCGCTTCCTGCGGGACGCAGGCGGGCTCAGTAAAGGGTTGGCCGAAGCGCTGGTCAGCCGCGCAAAGTTGATTTTTGTTCAGGGGGAGCCTGATCCGAAGCCGACAGAAGCGAAAGCAATGCAGGAACTGCACGACATGCTGCAGCGAATGCAAGCGCGAATACCGCAGTAAACCCACCCTTTATCGAACAAAAGAACCCGCCTAGTGCGGGTTTTTGCATTTATGGAGCAACAACATGAGCGACATCGCAACCGTAATGAAGGCCTGTGAGGCCATCGAAGCGCAACTGACCAAGTTTGCAGACAAAACCGACGCCGAACTGCGTAATGCCGGTTCTACATCGGCAGATACCAAGGCCGCAGTCGAGGGCTTATCGGTAAAACAGCGCGAAATCGCTGACCGCCTGCTGGCGCTGGAGCAAAAAGGCACCGCGCAGCCAGATCAAGCCGCAAAAGAAGAAAGCTGGGGCGAGCAGTTCATCAAATCGGCTCGTTATGGCGATTTTGCTGGCGGCAACCTGAACAAGTTGCGCGTCGAGGTGAAAAACACCCTGACAGGTTCCGACACTACCGTCGCACCGCAGCGGAATGCAGGCATCGTCGCTGGCGCGTTCCAGCCGTTCAGCATGGAAGCGCTGCTGCCAAGCACCAACACCACCAGCAACGCCATCGAGTTCACCCGCGAAAACGCGTTCACCAATAACGCGGCAGAAGCTGCCGAAGGTGCGCAGAAGGCGGAATCGTCGCTGACGTGGACGCTGGTGACCATGCCGGTATCGACCGTTGCCCACTGGATCAAGATCTCCAAGCAACTGGCAGCCGACGCCCCGGCACTGGCCGCCTACGTCAACACCCGCATGCGCTATGGCGTCAATCAGAAGGTGGACATCCAGCTGGTAGTGGGCGACGGTACCGCGCCGAATATCTCCGGCACCTACGACAGCGGCAACTACACCGCCCACGGCTATGCCAATGCCGCGCTCGGTTCCACGCTGAAAAAACTGGTTCTGATTCGCAAGATCATGGCCGATTTGTACGCCGCTGGTTACCCAGCAGATGCGATCGTGCTCAACCCTGCAGATTGGGCCACCATCGAGATCGAGCTGTTCACCACCGCAGCCGGCCAGACCCTGTATTCGGTCAACGAAGCCGGCCAGGCGCGTCTGTTCGGCATCCCGGTGATTCAGGCGCTGGGCATGGCCGCTGATACCTTCCAGGTTGGCCGATTCAGCGAAGC